TCTTTAAATTTATTAGAGTATTTTTTTCGTAAATCTTCTTTACGACCTTCTTTTATAAGGATTGGAGTTAATCTCATATATATAAATATATGGGAAACAAAAAACCCCATCACAAGGACAGGGTTTTATGTTAAATGTGGAGTAGCGCGGATTCGAACCGCGGTCTTCCCTACTCAATAATAAATGACTACACGTTTAGGATAATGTTTGCTAACATTCCAAAATTCACAATTCCCTTATTTTTAAAGTGGTTCGGTTTACTGAGAACTAATCCTCCACTTGTTTCTTTTAGGATAGAAACCACACCCTATAGAGATTTATGTTCCAAGGTTAATATCTCCCCGACCTGAATATAGTTTTGCTTACGCTACTTCTACAAGCTCATCTTGTTTTACAAGACCTAATAGAGCCATTTTGTTTAACACGTTGCCGTATAATTGTTATTACCATAGATTTAAGTGATAGGAAACATCTCACTACGTGCCACCGATTACAGACATATGAAATCAATTGCCTTTCTACCCCATAAATTAAAGAACTTAAAAATCACTTTCGCCCCCTGTATAGACTTTCGTCGGATGTTTAAGGTCAGCCTTAACTATTAAGGGAGCCACCCGTGATTTGTTGTACAAAGGTAATAATAAATATGGAAATTCCAAACAAATATGGTATTTATAATAAAAATCAACGGTGATAATAATAGAAGGTAAAAAAGAAGATGTTTCAAAACGTCTAAAACAGAGGTTTGAATACGATAGTTCATTCATTGACCGTATGCTATCTGTAGACCCAACAGGGTACAAATACGTTGATTATATTGCTAAACAACTTGAAAAATTAATCCCACAACTTGCAGGACGAAAGGGTGGTCTTAATATAACACAACAAGATGCAATCAAAGACATCTTATCAATGGTTATTCCATGGTTTCATAATAATGTTAATAGAATAACTGAAGACGATATTTGGAAAGCGGAAACAATTTTTAGAGAACAAAATGGTATGGTACCAAATATTGAAGGGATTGCCAAATCATTTAAAGACATTGCCCAGTATGAAGATCCTGAGTTTATTAAAACTTTGATGGATATTATTGATTCTAAAAAAACCGAAAGAGAAAAAGAAAGGGAGTTAAAGAGTCAGGCTGAGAGATTATATGAAGATGATGATGTATTGGTGATTAGACCAAAATCATATGCAGCATCATGTTATTATGGTGCAAACACAAAATGGTGTACTGCCGGTAAGGGAAGTTCGGGTTATTATGATAGGTATGCCAATAGAGGTTTGTTATATTACTTTATTAAGAAAAAAGAAAATAAGAAAATGGCCTTATACAGAAATACAGAAGATAGAACAAATGAAGTCTATAATGCCCAAGATACTGAAGTAACTGTGAATGATTTAAGAGAGACCTTCCCAAATCAAAATGATTTAATTGACGATTTAATAGGTGTTGGAGAATTTATTAAAACACTTAGAGAGTTTTCCAAAGGTAAAATTGATTCTCGTGAATTGGAAGATTCTGACGAAGCAATTCTTAAAGTTAAACCTTCAGACCCATTAGGACAAAGTACAATTATAATTGATTTTGGAGACGATACAAAATTCTTTAAATCACTAGACATATCTGAAGACGACCAATGGTTTTTAAATGGAATAAATTCACATTATGGTAGTTATGAATTTATGGATTCATATCAAGTAGAACAAGATTTTAAAGAAGGTTATGTAGTCTATGGTGACCTCAATAAAGAAAATAAGGAAAAGTTAAAAGAAATTGCCGAATTAATATTACCAGGGGAAGAATTTGATTTGGATAACGACGAATATAGAGTTAGATTATCGGAAACATTATTAAATTTATTTGATGATGAAATGGATTGGATTCTTGGTGATTATGTTTCCGAAAAGAATAGTGAGATGCAAACAACCGCTCAAACATCAATTGAAAAAGAAATTAATAGTTTTTTGGAATCTATTGGGTTTGTACTTTTTAGAGATTACGACCAAATTGCAACTACCGCAGCCAATTTATTAATGTGGTCCGCAAGATTACAACTACCAAAAATAGATATAATATCTTTATTTAATCAAATAATTGAATATTCAGGCACTAGACGACTAGGTGGTTGGTCTGAAGATTCATATGAATATCAAGATTATGATAATTTTGATTTAGTATCTTTTAATAACTCTGTTGAACGTCAATTTGAAAAAATTTTAGAAAAACTTGATGAGGATGAAGATGCTGGTGGAGAGAAAATTAAAGAGTTTTTAGGGTTTAGAGGTAGAATTGTTAAAAAATTTGGATTAAATAAATGGAACAAATTGCCTAGTGATAAAACTGTTTCATTTAAAGTTGAAGGGTTTGACCGAGAAGAAATGAAAGTTATTATTCGTGTTGAAAAACAATATAAAGGTATGAGACAATTAAAATTGTCTGAAGAAAATTTCAATAATTTATTATATTCCCCACAATTATTTGATTTATTTGAAGTTTAAGAATAAATTTCTTATATTTGCTTCATGAATAATTTAGAACTACTAAAAAACGTATTAAGCGTTCCAACTAAGACATATCAAGAAGAAAGAATGGTTGCGTTTTTGGTTAATTGGTTAACCGAAAATAATATTACACATTTTGTTGATGAATATCATAACGTATATGCAACAAAACAAGAATCGTCAGAATTACCTGAAGATTTTTATTTCCCATGTGTTATTTCCCATACTGACACCGTTCACAACATTGACACAATTAATATTAAGGAAGAAATGTTATTCAATGCTCAAGGAGAGGAAAAACTATCTTACAAAGCGTATAACGACCAAGGAAACCCAACTGGTATTGGTGGTGATGACAAATGTGGTGTTTTTGCTTGTTTAACTTTACTACAAGAATTACCAAATGTTAAAGCCGCGTTCTTTGTATCCGAAGAAACTGGTTGTCATGGTTCACTTAAAGCGAGTAAAGAATTTTTTAAAAATGTTGGGTATGGAATTCAATTTGACGCACCTGAAAATTGGATGATTACAGAAAAATGTTTTGGCCAAGTATTGTTTGACAGGGATACAGAATTTTTTGAGGCTTGTGATAAAGTTTTGACTGAAGGAATGAATCAAAATGATATGGAGTACATGGTTCACCCTTACACTGACGTATATGCCCTAAGAAGTAAGTTTAACTTCTCTTGTATTAACATTTCGATTGGATATTACAATTATCACACAAAACATGAATATGTGGTAGTTGAAGATGTTTTTAACGGAATTGATCTGGGTAAGAAAATGATTGAAAACCTTGGGAATAAATTACACTACAAGAAATCAGTTAATTACGACTGGAAAACTCGGTTAGTATTTTAATTATAAGTCGGATGAGAAATTATCCGATTTTTTTTGTCTTTAGGTTCATTGTCATGACCACATTTATGACAAATATATAGGTCATCACCACCATCAGAAATATCCCAACTATGTGGACACTCATCACATAAAACTTTACCGTCTTTAACGGTTTCTCTGATAATTCTTCTGATTAACTCTTTCATCAAATATAAATATATAAAAAAAGGGGGATTTTCATCCCCCTTCTTAATTATCGTCCTTTCTTTTGGACCACCACATTTTCATCCACTACTTTGATGAGATAAGTTTTACCCTCAATCATCTTACCTGTTAGAACTTCTTCAGACAATAGGTCTTCAACCTTATCTTGAATTGCTCTTTTCAATGGACGAGCTCCGTATAATTCATCATAACCAATCTTAGCAAGATACTCAACCAATGAATCATCGTATGTGATGTTGTATTTCATGTCTACAAGACGAACTACCAACTTCTTTAATTCAATGTCTGTAATCTTTTTAATATCCTCTTGAGATAAAGAATTAAATACGATTGTATCATCAATACGATTTAAGAACTCAGGAGAAAAGAAATTCTTCATTTCTTTCATTAACATTTGTTTCTTAGCTTCTTCATTACTATATGCGTTTGAAGAGAAACCAATACCTGTTCCAAATTCTTGTAGTTTCTTAACCCCTAAATTTGATGTCAAGATAATCAAGGTATTCTTGAAGTTAATCTTACGACCTAAACTATCTGTCACATGACCATCATCCAAGATTTGAAGTAAAACAGTGAATACATCTTTGTGTGCTTTTTCCACCTCGTCAAACAAGATAACTGAATATGGTTTGTTTTTAACTTTTTCAGTTAACAATCCACCTTCTTCATAACCAACATAACCCGGAGGAGCTCCCACTAATTTAGAAATACTATGTTTCTCTTGGTATTCTGACATATCCACACGGATAAGTGAATCTTCAGAACCAAACATTTCCTTAGCCAATTGTTTTGCCAAGTATGTTTTACCAACACCAGTAGAACCCAAGAACACGAATGAGCCAATTGGACGGTTAGGGTCTTTAATGCCCAAACGGTTTCTTTTAATAGATTTTGCAATCTTAACAACAGCGTTGTCCTGACCAATAACTTTACCAATTAAGTTTTTGTCTAAATCTAACAATGATTTTGTGTCATCAACGCTCATTTTGTTTACAGGAATTTTGGTCATGTTTGAAACAACATCGTATACGTGTTCCAACAAGATGGTTTGTTTTTCCTTCGCCAATTGTTCTTCAAACTTAATTTTTTCTTGCTCAAGTTTTATTAACAATTTCTTCTCCTTGTCACGAAGTTCTGCTGCTTGTTCGTAGTTTTGTTTTTTAACCACATCAATTTTTTGTTGTTTGATATCTGCAGCCTTCTTTTTAAGGTCTTCAATAACATCAGGAACTTTTAAGTCAGTTTGCATTCTTGCCCCAACCTCATCCAAGATGTCAAACGCTTTGTCAGGAAATTCACGGTCAGTGATATAACGGTCTGCCAACTTAACACAAGTTTCAATAACCTCATCACTGTAATTTACCTTGTGGAAGTTTTCGTATTTGTCACGAACATTCTTAAGGATTTGAATTGTTTCATCAACTGATGATGGATCAACAATTACTTTTTGGAATCTACGTTCTAACGCTCCGTCTTTTTCAATGTTCTTACGGAATTCATCCAATGTGGTTGCTCCAATACATTGAAGTTCACCACGAGAAAGTGCTGGTTTAAAGATGTTTGAACCATCCATTGAACCTGAAGAATTACCTGAACCAACCAAAGTGTGAATCTCGTCAATAAACACAATGATGTTTGGATTCGCCTGAAGTTCTTCAATAATCACTTTCATTCTTTCTTCAAATTGTCCACGGTATTTGGTACCAGCAACAACTGAAGTTAGGTCAAGGTTAACAATACGTTTGTCAATTAAGTTACGAGGACATTCCCCATTAACAATTTTAATTGCCAAACCTTCAACAAGAGCAGTTTTACCACAACCAGGTTCACCAATAATAATTGGGTTATTTTTCTTTCTACGAGATAAAATCTGAGCAATTCTCAAAATCTCTCGGTCACGACCAATAACAGGGTCAAGTTTACCCGCCTCAGCTAATTTATTTAGGTCTCTACTGAAGTTGTCTAATACAGGTGTGTTTGAATCTGCAGATGATTTTGATTTTTTACTCATCATTTTGTCGTCATCGTCCATTAAGTCGTTCATATATTTTATAGATTTTTTACAAAGTAACAACAAATTTTATACATCTCCAAATAATTTGTCAAATTGTCAGTAATATTTTTTTATAATGACATAATGTCATATAATATTTGTTTTATCTGAAAAAATGACTTATATTTATCAAAGGAATAAATTTTGATACCACAAAGATATAAAATAAATTTACAAAAACAAAAAAAATATGTTTAACAAAAGAAACTTTAATTTTAACTTTGACGAGTTAATAGCTCGTTATGAAAAAATGATGGAAGATTTCCATAAAACGGATTGGTCGGAAAAAAGTTATGAATCACCTGATGGTTCATATAAAGTGACTAGTTACTATAAGGTATTTGATTTATCAGATTTAGACAAGTCAAAACAAATGAGTAAAGAAGAATACCTTAAGATTAAACTTCAAAGGGCAATTGAAACTGAAGATTTTGAATCAGCAATTAAATTGAGAGACCAAATTAAAAACTTAGAATCAAATCAAGAAGAAATTGAAAAAGTTGAACTTGAATTGAAAAAAGCAATTAAGGAACAAAACTTTGAAATGGCGATTGAACTCAGGGATGAATTAAAAAAACTGAAGTCTTAAATGAAACCCTCACCAAATGGTGGGGGTTTTGTATTTATATACATGAAACCTTTTGAATTATATTTAAATGGATCTTTAACTTTAAGAGAACTACTTAATACATATATTGAGTTAAGACAGCATTTCCAAGAATATTTAAAACCATTAATGGAAAAAATAAACGAATTAACCCCACTAAGTAAAGATGGCTATAGTCAAAGAAGAAATCAACGGGACGAAGATTAAAAACGAAATAAAATCGTCAAATATTAAATCAACTGAATACGATACTGAAACAAAAGATTTAGTTGTTGAATTTAATAACGGAGCAAAATACAAATACGATGGGGTTCCCCATCAGGTTTATACAAAACTTAGGTTAGCAGAATCTCAAGGTAAATTTTTTACCACAGATATCGCAAAAAAATACCCATATAAAAAACTTTAATAATCCTACTATTTATATAGGATGAATAGTTTTCAAAAAATCCTTGATAGTTTTTCTATTAAGGACACATTAAACCCAAAAATTTGGGAATCCCCAAAAGAACCTAACAAAGCGGTTATGATACCAAAAGTTAGAAAAGCTCTTACGCGTATTGCGGAAGAGTTTATTGATTATTTGGGTGATGATGTTTTTGTGGACGATATTCATCTCACAGGTTCATTGGCAAATTTTAATTGGTCAGAATTTTCAGATTTTGATTTACATGTAATTGTTGATTTACAACAATACGAAAACCAAAGTGAATTGTATAAAGAATTGTTTAATTTAAAAAAACAAGTTTTCAACGACAAACATAATATTAAGATTTTTGGTTATGATGTTGAGTTATATGCTCAAGATGCAGAAGAACCACATTATAGTTCGGGAGTTTATTCTGTTATGAATGATGAATGGATTAGTAAACCAAAAAAATTCAAGAATGAAATTGATAAAGGTGTGCTTGAAAAAAAGATAAAAACTTGGACAGAAAAGATTGATACTGCAATTGACGAGGGCAAAGATTTAGAAACAATTAAGACTAAACTCAAAGATTATAGAAAGGCTGGGTTAGAAAAAGATGGTGAATTATCTTATGAAAATTTAGTCTTTAAGTTTTTAAGAAGGTCAGGTCACATAGAAAAATTATTTGATACCGTGAATAAAGAGACAGATAAAGAGTTGTCTGTTGAAAGAACAATTCAAGAATAATTAAATTATTCGTATGAATCATATATTTATTAAGAAAAATTAATACACATGGCAACATATTCCGCAAATACACAATACGAGTATACCGTTGAGATTTTAGGTAATTTTAGTGGTGGTTCAATTACAGAGGGAGGTCCAGCTAATGGGTTTGCCCCTCATCCCGTATTTTCTAATGCTGATAATGAACCAATCGTGCAACTAAACGCAATAACCTTAGGTGGTTTTAACGGATTAAATAATTAAAATATAAAATAAAAAGATATGGCAGATTTAAAACCAATTGGTAGTGAAAAACTAAAAGGCCAAGACAAACTAAATAGAATTATGGAAATTGCTCGTTTTAACGAAGTAATGCCAAAAGCAATTAACGAAACTGCAAAATCTGAATATTCAGTAGCTCTTGCCGACGGAAACAAATATGAAATTGTTAGAGAAAGACAAGGGTATATTATTAAGAAAACTATTTCAGAATCTGAAACTGAATATATTGAACCTATGAAAAATAGGAAATATTATTCATCGTATTCACAAGCGTTTAAAAGGTTAAATCTTGTTGCTGGTGAATTAAATAGACTTAATGAAAATGATGAAGGTATTTCTTTATATGGTGAACAAAAAAAATTCACATTAAAAACACCAAAACCAGCACCATCACCTGAAATGGAGGCTCCTATGGCTCCTCCAGCAGCACCACCATCAGTACCTTCACCTGAATTACCACCATCACCGATGGGAGGAGAAGAAGACATGGGAATGGAAGACATGGGAATGGAAGACATGGGAATGGAAGACATGGCACCTGAGACTGATGTTGAAGATATTGATGTTGATACTGAAGAAGGTGGAGAAGACCAAGTTACTTTTAAATCAATCCAAAAACTTACAGGTAAATTAACTCAAAAAATTAGAACACTTGATAGTCAAGAAGGAATGACTTCTGAAGACATCAAATATGTAATTAATATGGTATTATCTTCATTAGATTTAAAATCATTATCTGAGGAAGATATGGAAGACATTATGTCCAAATTTGAAGAAGATGAAACTGAAGATTTTGGAGCTGAAGATGATATGGACGGTGAAGATATGACTGACGATACTGAAGTTGAAGATATTCAAACTGATATGGATGTTCCTGTTGAGGGTTATGAAATGGAAGAAGAAGATTATGGTAATGGAGCAATCTTTGATAGTATCTTTGGTGAATCAAAAGTAGATAAAGTAATTTCAAAATATTTTGAGGTTTCTAAAAAAGAAATCAGAGAAGGTAAAGAAAAACAAATTCAAGAAACTGCTAAGAAAAAAGCTGTAGTTAATCAGATTATGGAATCAGTTGTTAAAATGACTGAAACTATTGAACAAGAATTAGCTGCGAAAAAATTTATAAAAGAAAATTTAAATTCTAAGTTTGTTGGAATTACAAACAAAAAGAATTTAGTTTTTGAAACTAAAGCAGGTCAAGTAAGAATTACACCAAACGGAGATTTAATATGAGCTATTTAACTTATGTTAACGGACTAGGTCCTAACTATAAGGGAGATAATTTATACGAATTTATATTTTCAGATAGTTTGGATGTTTGGGGAGAATCTTGGGAGAGTAAACCTTCCAACGGTTATCCAACTCCACCTGAATTACAATACATTAAGAAAGTAGGAGTTCTGAGAAATACTGATTTAAAATTGGAATTGATTCAGAACTCCGATTTTTTTTGTATGATAGACGCAATAGATGATGTTGTTGCGTTAGCCTGGGAAACTGAAGAATCTGAAGGACAAAAAAGAATGGTGTTTAGATTTGGAAGTACCGAGCAAGAAATTAAAGATAAACTCTACGAAAGAGATTTGATTTTAGAATTTGAAAAAAAGTTAATATATGAAAGTTAATAAAAAAGCCCTTGAATTGATTGATAAAGGTTTATCATCTAAAACAGTTAGTAAATTAACTGAATCACAGATTAATGTATTACATAAAAAATTATTTGTTGAAGAAACAATGGTATCAAAAACAGATGCTGAGACAATTAGTAAATTAAAAAGTGAAAAAAAACCATTTCAAGTTTATGAAAAAGAACTGGATGAAGAAGAAGAAGTAACTTTAGACCCAAATAAAGATACTGAGACTCAAGACCCTCATCAAGTAGGTCCTTCATCAGATGATGGATTTGGTGATGAAACGGATGGTATGGGAATGATGGAAGAAAAAGATGGTCCAAATCCTTGGGCTATTTGTCATTCACAAGTTGGACCTAAAAAATCAAGAAAATGGGAAAGATGTGTTAGAGAAGTAAAAAAACAATTGAAAGAAGGGAAAAATCCTGTATCTTTGTTCTTGGAAACTCAAATAGAAAGAATAGTGGAAAAACATATACCCCCAAGAATTACAAAAGGAGATTTAATGAAGGTTCTTTCAGAATCAGAACCAACAACTGCTCCAACAAAACCAAAAACAAAACCTGGTACAAAACCTGATACAAGACCAAGACCATCTCATCCTGGTAAAAATCCAAACCCTGGTGAGAATCCTGCTCCAAAGGCTAAAAAGAGTGAAACAAAGGAACAACAAACCTCACCTGCACCAACAACAAAACCAGCACCAACAAAACCTGGTACAAAACCTGATACAAGACCAAGACCATCTCATCCTGGTAAAAATCCAAACCCTGGTGAGAATCCTGCTCCAAAGGCAAAAAAAGTTTCTCCTGAACAGGCTAAAGATAAAGTGATTGATGTGATAATGAACTTATTAAAGAAATAATTTATGGCAAAGAAAATTAACGAACAAATTGATTACGGGAATACACCTGAAAGAATGGACCCAAACTTAGAAAGAAAGTTAGCAAGTCCTGAAGGACTTTATGCAACAAATCCTGCAATGACAAAAGGTCCTCAGGATGTTCAAAGATTGGTTAGTAAAAGATTTCAAAAAGTTGCTGATAAATTAAGAGAGGTTACAGGTATTCAAGACCTTAGTTCAAGACAAGTTCAAGGAATGGTTTATCAAGAAATGATGAGAAAACTTCCTAATATTATGAGAATTGAGAGCGCTCACAAGGATGAACTCATAGAGTTGGCAATAGAGGCGTCTTTAGATGAGGCCGAAGTTCCTGCAGATTGGTACCAAATCGAGGCGACTTTAGGTATGCCAGATACTGGTAATTTTAGATTTGAACCTGAAGATGAAGAAGAAGATGAGGAAGAAAAAGAACAACCTTTAGAATTTCCATCTTTTGATGTTGAAGATTTAACTGACGAAGAAATTTTAGAGTTAGAGAAACACAAAAGAAACATTATCAACGCAATTATTCAAGGTGCTGCAAAAAAAGGACATTACCTTTTCCAAAAACCTGAAATTAAATCGAGATTAGATGCAATTGACCCGTCTTTATATAGAGATTATTTGGGTATCATGGCAATCAATGATTTCATGTATTTTAGTATGGAGCAAATGATTGAAATGATGAGTCAAACAGGTCAAGGTGTTGCAGGTAAAGTTGAATTAGGTGACGCCGATGAAGATGAAGATGGTGAAGAAGGTGAATCACAATCCGACACAAAAATCATGGCCACAGGTATGATTTTCCCAATTCTTTGTCATGAAATTATTAAAGGATTAGAAGAAGCTAAAGGTAGACACGGACTACCAAAAGAGCCAGGTCTTCGTCAAAAAGTACAAGGTCAAACAGACATTTTATCTAACGAACCAATGCAATTAAGAATCGGTCCTGAAATAGTTGAAAAAATTAGATTTGCATTACCCGATAAAATGTACGACCAAGATAATAAAGGACTAATAAACTGGTTCCATATATTGTTATACCAAATACCAGCACAAGAGTTTTTAGAAATTATTGGAAATGCCATCTCTGAAGATTCTTCAAAAGTTAGAAAAGCAACTTCAAGATTTGAAGAAATTATGAAAGAAGCTATTCAAATGAAAGAAGAATTTGAAAACTACAAAGAAGAGGAAAATATTGATTCAGATGAGGATGAAGATGATGGTTTAGATGACTTTTTAGGTGGTTTAGGTATATCATTACCTAAATAACATTTTGTGAATAGAGAACAACTTATTATAGAATTAACGAAGTGCATGAGGAATACTCCTTACGCACTTCGAACTTATTTACAGACATACGATAATACCGTATCAAAATACGTCCCATTAGATTTATTCCCAGACCAAGTTAGTTTAATTGAAGATTACGACAAATACAATGAGAACATTGCATTAAAGTATCGTCAGGCAGGTGTATCAACAGTAACCGCCGCTTGGATATCAAAAAAATTGGCATTTGCCCAAAAGAACAAACCTGAAAAAATCCTTATTATTGCCAACAAGTTAGACACATCAATGGAGATGGCTAACAAGGTTAGAGGGTTTACTGAACAATGGCCCGCGTGGGTTGGTATTTCATTCTCAAAAGAAAAAAACTCCCAAAGACACTTTAAACTTAATAATAATTGTGAAGTTAAGGCTGTTGCAACATCAAAAGATGCTTTGAGGGGTTATACTCCAACAATTCTTGTTTTTGACGAGGCGGCGTTTATTGAAGCGGACTCAGATTTTTGGTCTGCGTGTATGGCATCCCTATCAACAGGGGGTAAAGTAATTGTAGTATCTACTCCAAACGGATATGACCAAATTTACTATGAGATTTACGACCAATCATTAAGGAATATGAATGATTTCAAAATATCTGAGATGTTTTGGTATCGTGACCCAAGATATACAAAAGATTTGTATATGGTTAAAACAAACGATTTGGTTCATTTTTTATTAAATAGAGAAGAATATACTGATAAGGATATTATTAACTTGTCAATGGAAAATCCATATGACAGAGACCATTCAATCGTAACTGATTACATTAGTCAGGGATATAAACCATGTTCATCATGGTTTGAAAGTATGGTTAAGAAGTTAAAGTTTGACCGAAGAAAAGTTGCTCAGGAATTGGAATGTAACTTCTTGGGTTCAGGTGATAATGTATTTGAATCAGAATTGATGCAAGGTATTGCCAAAAATACTTTACGTGAGCCTCAAGCTAAACTTATGGGTGGTTCATTATGGATATTTAAAGAACCCGTAAACGGTCACAAATATGTAATGGGTGTGGATGTATCAAGAGGTGACTCTGAAGACTTCTCGTGTATTCAAATCATTGATTTTGATGAAAGAGAACAAGTGTTAGAATACGTTGCAAAAATCCCACCTGATGTATTAGCAGAAATTGCATATAAATGGGGAACAATGTATAATGCTTATTGTGTTATTGACATCACAGGTGGTATGGGTATTTCTACTGCAAGAAAGTTACAAGAGTTAAATTATCAAGCTGGATTATATGTTGATAATGTTGATACAAGTAATAAGTGGAAATGGGACCCAAAAATAAATGATAAAATACCAGGGATTAATTTTAATTCAAAAAGAGTTCAAATTATTGCAGCGTTTGAAGAGGGTGTAAGGCATGGGTTTAAAGTATATTCAAATAGATTATACAATGAAATGAATACATTTATTTATATCAATGGAAGACCTGACCATCAAAAAGGACATCACGATGACTGTATTATGGGTGTTTCTATGGCATTATATGTTGCAGAAAAATCATTCCAATCTTTAGAAAAAGTTACGAATCATACAAAGGCGATGATAAATTCATGGGCAACAACTGTGAATGAAAATAAAAACTCTTCCGACTTTTTTAATCCAATGGTTCCACAAATGGGAAGAGACAATAATTTAAATAATAATGGGGCTGCAACTAAGGCCGACTATCAAAAATACGGTTGGTTATTTGGATCTCGTTAACTATTTATATTATCAAGGTAATTAGTAAATTTAACATATGAGCGATAATAATCTTACGGTATGGCAGAGGCTGTCAAAAACATTTGGACCTAATTCATTATTAAAACAAGATTATCCAACTTTTAAGTTTGATAAGAAAGAACTTTTGCGTACTCCAAATCGTGATGATTATGAAAGAGAAAAACTTCAAGCGCAACAAACATTTTATTTAACAAACCAATGGGCTAAGGTTGAAAACAACCTATATTCTCAAGCCATTTACTATGAACCATCAAGATTATCTGCTCAGTACGATTACGAATCAATGGAGTACACTCCTGAGATTTCAGCCGCATTAGACATATATTCTGAAGAATCTACAACAACAAATGAAGATGGTTTTATCCTTCAAATTTATTCTGAATCAAAACGTATTAAATCTGTATTAGCCGATTTATTCAACAACGCACTTGATATTAACACCAACTTACCAATGTGGACAAGAAACACTTGTAAGTATGGTGATAACTTTGTTTATCTTAAATTAGACCCTGAAAAGGGTATTATTGGTTGTCAACAATTACCAACAATTGAAATTGAACGTCATGAGGTTGGAGTTAGCGCAAAAATTACTGTGGATATTACACAAGAAAAAGATGAGAATAAAAAGGCTCTTCATTTTACTTGGAAAAACAGAAATATGGAATTCCAATCATGGGAAGTTGCTCACTTTAGATTATTAGGTGATGACCGAAAACTTCCTTATGGCACTTCCATGTTAGAAAAGGCAAGACGTATATGGAAACAATTATTGTTATCTGAAGATGCAATGTTAATCTATCGTACATCAAGAGCACCTGAAAGAAGAATGTTTAAAGTCTTTGTCGGTAACATGAATGATGATGATGTTGAAGCATACGTAAACCGTGTTGCAAACAAATTCAAAAGAGAACAAATTGTTGACGCTAAAACAGGAAATGTTGATATGAGGTTTAACCAAATGGCTGTAGATCAAGATTATTTTATCCCTGTTCGTGACCCAGCCGCGCCAGACCCAATTACAACATTACCAGGAGCAACTAACTTATCAGAGATTGCCGATATAGAATATATCCAAAAGAAATTATTAACAGCTCTTCGTGTTCCTAAAGCATTTTTAGGTTTTGAAGAAGTTGTAGGTGATGGTAAAAATTTATCATTACAAGATATTCGTTTTGCTCGTACAATCAACAGAATTCAAAAAAGTATGATTGCCGAGTTAAATAAAATTGCAATTGTTCATTTATTCTTATTAGGGTTTGAGGACGAGTTACAAAACTTTACATTAGGTTTGTCTAACCCATCTACACAAGCAGACTTATTAAAAATTGATGTATGGAAAGAAAAAGTTTTATTGTATAAAGATTTAGTTTCAGATCCAGGAAACGGTATTCAACCTACATCTTCTACTTGGGCTAAGAAACACATCTTTAATTGGTCTGACGAAGAAATTAGATTAGATTTACAACAACAAAGAATTGAAAGAGCTGTTGGTGAAGAACTTAAAGCAACTCCTACAGTTATCACTAAGACAGGTTTATTTGATAATATAGATAAACTTTATGGTAATACCACAGGAGGTACCGCAACAACCGCAGCAACAACTACAGGTGGTGAAGAATCATTTGGAGGTGGAGCAGGATTTGAAACCGCACCACCACCTGCGGGAGGTGGAGAAGAAGTTGCACCACCAGCTGAAGGTGGGGCACCTGAAGGTGGGGCACCTGAAGGTGGAGAAGCCGCAGTTACTCCAGAATCAAGAATGAAAAACATGAATTTATTGATTGAAAGTAACTTATTAGAGGGGTCAACATTTTTAGATTTAGGTCAAGGTCAACAATCTTTAGGAGAAATTTCAAAAGAATTGGATAAGTTACTAAACTCCTAATATTTATATTGAAAACACACCATAATGACTTTCGGAAAAATCAAATCCATAATTGAAAACAATCTAATTGAATCCTACAAAGATGAAAAGGAATTCAAGAAATCGCTAAAAGAATTCAAACATAATGTTTTGAACAACAAAACCATGTCTAAATTGTATTCTTTATACGAACAATTGAGCACACCTCAAGGACTAAACGAATCTGACGCTAAAGACTTTTTAGAAGAAGGTATTAGTTTAATCCAACAATTACTGCCAAGTATTAAATTACCAAAACCTTTATCAGAGAATGTTAAGAACAAATATTCTGACATTGATGCTCTTGTCTATACAAATAAATTAAATTTGTTAGAGAGAGTAAATTCTAAAAAAAATATTACAAGTGTGTTAACCTCAACAAATGATATTGTTAAAGAATCTATTAATATTCCATTGAAATCAATGGTTAGTATTGCAAATCAAACTTTAAACAAATATGTCGATAATCTTGATGAGTCATCTAAAAAAGAATTCCTTCAATTAATCTCTGAAGATTCTAAATCTCTTGAAGACAAATTTGAAACTATTCGTGAAAGTGCTATTGGCAAACTTAATATCATCTTAGAAAAAGAAGAGGAGTTTGAATTAAAGACAAAATTGTCTGAAACCATAGATAGGTTAAAAACTGAAAAGTTTGACCAATTGAATTTCCTTAAGTTAAAGAACTTGGAAGAATCAATTTAAAGAATTTTTTACTTTTTGAACATACGACGCTTTTAATATTTGAGATCGTCTTACCACAGATTTTTTAACAAATTCTTTTTTTTCAAATAGAATTTGATTTTGTTTAGTTTTAATAACTTTAGATTTTAAAGTTTTTAAGGCCTTTTCTATTCCGTCTTTTTTTATTTTTACTATTAGCATATTATTACAAATATCACAATTTTTTAAAAATTTTTGACAATGGGTATAATTTGTGTTATGTTTTAACAAACAATAAACATTGACATCAATGAAATTTAATGAAAAAAGGAAAAAGTGTAAAGTTAAATCTATTCAGTCCGATAAAATCGGTGTATGGTACTGTAGATTCTAAAAATTTAAAATCATTATACATAAACATTCAATCATGGGTATCTCCCAAATTTGACCACGACAATTGGAATAGGGTCGTGTGTAATTTAAACCGAGAAATCAAACATTCCGTATTTAATTCAATTGATACAAGTCTTTTTAAAGAAAATAGTATTGTTGATTTGGATTTAAGAACAAGTGGGATATCCCACGGAAAAAAATCATTTTTTAATTTAGAAGTTAATTTATATACCAACCAAGAATTTGATTTTAAATCTATCGAATTAAAAGAATCGGTTAAAAAAATAGTAAGAAGTATTATAAGGGATAATGTTATTGAAAACAAATACTTTGATTTTTCAGTGTCAAAAACTAAATAAAAACAATAAATAACTCCTTTGATATATTTATCTTAAAAACTATTAATGAAACAATTAAGAATTTTAGAAGCAAGTGAAGTCGGTCATGGCATATTAATTGAGACGGATGCGGGTTGGGTTTCTCCAAAAGACATACGTAATTCCGAAATGTTAAAGGAAGCAACTAACTTAGATTATAGAAATCCATTTGAATTTTATGCCGTATTACAAAAGTACGATACTCCAAATAGAAACGGAAGATTTTATCCTGAAAGAATATTAAAAAGAGAAGCTGAAAACTATAAGAAGGCAATAGCCAAGGGACTATCAACTTCAGAACTTAACCACCCTGAATCATCTTTAATTGATTTAGATAGAGTAGCACATATCATTACTGATATATGGTGGGATAAAAATATCCTAATGGGTAAACTTAAATTATTAACATCACCAGGATTCCATGAAAGAGGTATTGTTTCAACAAAAGGAGACCAAGCAGCTAACTTAATGAGACAAGGTGTAACCATGGGAGTTTCTTCAAGAGGAGTCGGTTCCTTAAAAAAGGTTGGAGAAAGAAATGAAGTACAAGAGGATTTTGAATTAATTTGTTTTGACTTAGTGTCTTCACCATCTACACCAGGAGCTTATTTATTTACTAATCCTGAAGATAGAAACAAGTATGAAGAAAACTTAGAAGAAGAAAAAAGACATAAAACACCAGAAAATTCAGAATTCCAATCCAAAGGAGTTGACTTAATGAGAAAATTAACCGATTATTTGGGAAAATAAAAATAATTATGGAAGAAAAATTTTTTGTAGCGAAAGTTCAGTACGATTTACCTGATGAAAACAGCGGTAAAATTAAAAAAATCAGAGAAGAAAAACTTGTAAGAGGATATTCTGTTACCGATGTAGAAGCAAAGGTTACGGCAAAATATGAAGGTTTTACTCATGATTGGAGAATTACTTCAGTATCCGAAAGTAAAATAGATGAAGTTATTAAATAATTGATTTAAATTCAATTTATCTAAAGTGGTCAATTTTGACCACTTTTTTTTTGCTCGAACATATTTATATGTTGATATAATATTGTATTTCCACAAAATTATTAATCATAAAACATTAAAAAATAAAAGATATATAATTAAAAAACGATATTTTTTGTTTTTTGGTAATATTTATTAGTTAAAATAAATAGATTTTCTATATGAAAGAAAACAAATTAGTTCAAGAGGCTCTTATTCAAATGAAACAAGTTGAAGAAGCTATAGCCGCAAATGCAAAAGGAATACTTGCTTCTACTATGAAGGAAGAAATCAATCAACTAGTAAAAGAATCTCTTTCCGAGCAATCTGACGAAGATGAGGTTGAATTAGATGCTGACATGGATATGTCCGCTGATAATGATGAAGTAGACATGGATATGGACATGGAATTGGATGATGAATCTGACGATATGGAAATGGACTTTGGTATGGATTCAGACGAAAGTCCAATTGATTTAACTGATGCTTCTGACGAAGAAATTTTAAAAGTATTCAAAGCTATGGGTGAAAATGACGGAATCATCGTTAAAAAAGACGGTGAAAATGTTCATTTAACTGATAATGATGCTGATGTAGAATATCTTGTTAAGCTTGGTGAATCTGAAGACGACATGATGGAAGATGATATGATGTCTGATGATATGATGGAAGATGATATGATGTCGGATGATGGAGAATTTGATGAATCAGTTGATGATGTTATTGATGCTATTTTTAGTGGAAATATGTCAAAAGTAGATTCTAAAGATATGTCTGAAGAGGATGAAGAAGTTGTTTACGAAATCACATTAGATGACGATTCTGAAATGATGGAAGAAGATGACATGGAAGATTCTGAAATGATGGAAGAAGATGACATGGAGGATTCTGAAATGATGGAAGAAGATGACATGGAGGAAGATGACAACATGATGGAATCTAAAAACACAATTAAACCTAAAGGTGTTGGTATGGGTAAACCTAAATTTAGTTACAAGAAAACAACAGGTGGATTTAAAGAAGACATGAAACAAGGTCCTAAATCTGTTGGTACTGGTAAAGCTAAATTTGATTACAAAAAAGGTGCTAACATGGAAGGTAAATCTAAAGTTGTTAAAGCTGAAACTAAGGAAGGTAATTACGGAATGAATAAGGGTGAAAAATCTAAAACCATGAAAGGTAAAGAAGATTACACCACTAAAAAAGGTATGACAAATTCTAAAGGAGAAAAGGCTTTTGAAAAAGAAGAGACCAAAGAAGCTGCAAGAACTTATGGTATGGGTTCTAAAGAAGGTCGAGGTTTAAGAAAGGGCATCACTAATAACAGAAACTATGTTTATGGTAAAAATGGTGTTAAAGTTGAATCCACACAAGAAGAAGTTAGAATGTTGAGAGAAAAGAATGAAGAATACAGAAAAGCATTAAATGTTTTCAGAGAAAAACTTAATGAAGTTGCGATCTTTAATTCAAACTTAGCTTACGCTACAAGATTGTTCACAGAACACTCAACTACTAAAAAAGAAAAAATAAACATCCTAAGAAGATTTGACAATGTTCAAACTTTAAAAGAATCTAAAAGTCTTTATAAGTCAGTCAAAGACGAATTATCTAAGGTAGATACAAAATCAATTAATGAATCAGTAGGTGCAAAATTAAATAAAACAGTAACTACAGGTTCATCAACTACTCTAATTGAATCAAAAACTTATGAAAATCCTCAGTTCTTAAGAATGAAAGATTTAATGGGTAAATTAGGGTAACAAATAAAAATTTTAAATAAACTAAAAACAAAACAAAAACTAAAATGGGAGCATTATTAGAATCAGGTCTTGTTGGTAATATCGGGTTAAAACACCTTAAAGTTATCAAGGAAGACACAATCAACAAATGGGACAAATTAGGCTTTTTAGAAGGTCTTAAAGGTCACATGAGAGAAAACGTAGCTCAATTATACGAAAACCAAGCATCATTTTTAATTAATGAAGCATCATCTACAT